GCTTTGTGAGCCGGCCGCGATCTAAGACCAAAAGCCCCCCACCACGGCGCCGCGGCACAAACCGCAACTTCATCCCCGTGTTGCGCTCCCAGATTTTCGGTGTCATGTGCTCGCGGCCCGACTTGCCTGCGGCAGGTAGCGGGATGGCCAGAAAGCGCACGCCCTTGGCCCGGATGGTCGCGCCCCGCGCGTGCGCCCCCACAATCTCAGGCGCCTTGCTGTAGACCCAGCCGGCAGCGTTGATTGATTGCTGCCCCTGCGGATAGACCTTGCCCTGCCAAGTAAAGGCCAGCCGGCGGCTCAACCCCGCGGCCTCAACACGCCGCCGCAGATCGTCCTTGAGCCCCGTCGTGTGCGTCGTGACCGCTGCCGTAACCGCACGGTCAGCATTGCGTGCCTCGCGCGCCATGTACTCCCGCAGATCGCCGACCAGTGCCGCAGCGAGCCTCATGCTTGCCTCGCAATAACCGTCTGCGTCAGGCGCATCGCATCATGGATTGGCGCCGTGTCCAGTAGCTCGTAGACATCGCCGTCAACCTCAATCGTGTCGCCAGGCTCAGGCTCTGGCACGTCCGCCACCCGCAGCCGGAAGATAACGGCCCCCGCGGCGATGACCGTCTGCGACCACTCGCGGGTAACATCCGGCATCTCGCGCAGAATCTGCACGGCCACGCCATCGCCGGCGCCGCCGACCCGATAGGTGGCAGCAATCCCGATGTTGGGATCGGCAAAAAGCGCGTCGTGCATGTCGTCAAAAGCCGTCACAGCCACCCCTTGCCGGCCGTGATGATGATCGGATCACCGGCCGTTGAAGTCGCATCCGCCGCGGCGATCCGGCGCTCTAGGTCCGAGATGGCCGCCGCAAGCTCGGCATCGGAGCGGTACTGTACGGCCCCGACACCGTATTGCGTCGTCTGAGACACCCCCCGCGCCCTGAGAGCGCGGAGGGTCTCAAGCTGTTCAGCCAGCGTTGCCATTAGGCCCGGCGGATCAGCACTTGGATATTCGCCGTCGCCGTCGCGGTTGATGCGCCGCCGCCGGTAACGGTGATCAGATCGCCGACAGCCACGGTGTTAAGCGCCGATGGCGTCGCGCTGTCAATATCGCCCGCAGCACTCGACGCCTGGGCAGCAGTCACCACGCCTCCGGTGACGCCAGTCCCAGCAATCGCCGCAGTGAACGTTGCGTCACCGGTGGCGAGAGCCCCGTTGAGAACCGTCTGCACCAGGGTAATCGTGCCGGCCACCGGCGCCACGAAGCGAGCAACCGCCGCGTCAGAGGCTTTGGACGACAGCCCGTTGTAGGTCAGGCAGACCATCTCGCCGCCGGCCCCAGCAATGCCGATCTGCTGGAGGATGACCCGGCCAGTGCTGGACGGGTTTGCCGCATCCGCCACCGCATAACCAATCGGCAGGTTGCTTGACGCCGTGGTCGTGCAGTTTTTGGCGCTGTTGTCCCAGTAAATCGTATCGCCGGCGGTCCATGCCTGCGCGCTGACCTTGGCCAGGTCGAACACGCCGCAAGTCTGGATCTGGCCAGTCGCGCCACTCACCAGGTCCGTGCATGCCACGCCGAAGACGTAGCTGCCGACCTGGACGCCCGTCCCGGCATCGGCGTTGTACGGCGCCGTGACCAGGAGGATTTCACCATCGGAAACGAAGTTATTCATGCTCGTAGTCTCCTGTCCAGGCGCCGATTACGCGCCAGCGTTCTTGAATGCGCCGCGGAAGTCAACGGCACCAACCGCGAAATCGAGGCCGCAGCGGATCATGACGCCACGGGTATCCTCATCACGAGTAACCCAGACTTCCGGCCCATTCGCCCCGCCCACGTAGCCCCAGACGGCGACCGCCGCGGCGCTGGTCGGCGCGAACAGATACCACTCGTTGCCAGAGATGTTGGCATCGACCACCAGCTCAAGCTTGCCCGAGTACGGATTGACGTTCGCGACCGTCGCCGGCTGGATCGTAGCCAACAACTGCTGCGCAACCAGCTCCTTCGCCGGACCGCAGACGAGCGTTGCCGGCATCAGATTGAGCTTCTGCCCGCCTATGCTGGTCTGCACCCGCATGGCCTTGACCGCCAGCGCGATGTTGGCAACGTCGATTGTGCTTGGCGTGCCGGCAAGGTTGCCGTGCGTGGCGACCGAGAAGAGCGCCACACCATCGCTCAACACCGCATTCGCGGCCAGCATGGCGTAGGCCAGGGTGTTCTCGTCCCGCGCCGCCTGCCCGGCGGCCCCGTTGGCGATGTCGCTCAGGGCGCCGAGGTCATCGTTGATCAGGGCTTCGCGCGTCAGTGCCAAGCCTGCGGTGTACTCGCTGGGCGTGATCTGCTCGCGCTGCTCATCGACTTTGCCCCACTTCACCGTCGCCGGCTCTTTGGTCGCGCCCTCAGTGATCAGCGACGGGAACTCGCCGATCCTCAAGAACTTGTGGGCCTTGAAGTCGTTGAAATTCCTACGCGCGGCCCACGCCCGGTACGTCGGCGCCTGCAGCGCATAGGCCGACTCAAGCACCTTGTTCGCCGCGTCCTGCAGCAGGAGCGGAAAATCCGAAGTCGTGTGCATGCCGACCGCAAGCACCTGATCGAACACCGACCGCATGTTGAGCCGGTCGTTGATCGTCCGGCCGTTGGCGATCGCCAGTTCCGCGGCGATGTCACCGACGCGATAGCCCCGGTACTTGCCGGCCACGCCCTCAGCCTTGCGGCCCGGCTCAAGGCGCGCGGCGATCGCATCAACCATCGCGGCCCTGATCACGGCCGGGTCATCGTAGGACTTGCCGACCTGGACGGCGCTGATTGCCGGCTCCGCGGCGCGCTTGGCCGCCAAGTGCGCGATGGCCCGCGCGTTGACATCCTCGATGCTCAGCCGCTCGTCAATCGCAGCATCCGCCTGCTCCGGCGTGAGCCCGACGGCATAGAAAGCCGTGCGCACATCGGCCGGCTTGGCCGGCTGCTTGGCGAGATTGACTTCTGCCGGCACGATCGTCTCCGGCGCAACAGTGGTCTTGATATCGTCCTGAGGCATTGCGTTCTCCTGTGTCAGGACCGTTGCACCGGCGAAGGCCGGCGTTGGCGTAAGCGACAGCTCGTAGGGCTGCCACTTGGTGGCCGCGAAGATCGGGATGCCATCAGCATCGCCGGTCGCGCGGTATTCGAGAACCGAGAAACCAAGCGACACGCCGCGGATGATGCCCGCGGCAATGTCATCGACGATCGGCGCCACGTCGGCGCGGCTCGAAAAGCGCACCGTGGCCAGCAGGCCGTCGTCCGTGACCTCGTGGCTCTCCACGACGCCGATGGTCGCACGCGTCACCGCCTCATGATCGAGGAGGAACGGCGCGCCGTTGAAGCGGCTGAAGTCAGCGCCATCAAGCTCAAGCTGCAGAAACCACTGGCCGTAACCGTCATCCGGCCGCGGGCCGTAGCGATTGGCCAGCGCACCGAAAGGCGCGGCAACAACACGCATGGTGCCAGCCTCGCGGTCCAGCGACGACGGCACCGGCGCGCCGAAGTCAAGCCGCTCGATCGTCGCCTTTCTCTTCTTCGCCATCGGCTCCCTCGTCTACTGCCGGCAGTGCCGGCGCTTGCAAAATCCCCAGCGATGCCGCCCGCTCATTATCCGCCGCAATCTCGGCATCAACAATCTCAGGATCATACCCCATCTCTGAGATGATAGCACTTCTCGATGTAAACCCTGCTTCCACAGCGAGCGCCCCGGCCTGCACGTCCTTGAGCGGGTCTACCCACTCCTGCTTTGGCGGTTGCCACTCGACAAGGCGGATGGCGTCTTGCAGCTTTGCCGGCGCGACAATGCCGGCCGCCATTGCTGCGGTCACGAAGCGCTGCCACACAGGCCGCAGTAACCGCCGGCCGATGATGTTGTACTGCCAGTGCTGTAGACGCTTGCGGAACTCAACGATCCCTGCCCGGATTGACGAGTAGTTGACTTCGCTCAGGTCGCCGGTCAGCACCTCGTAAGGTACACCGATGCCGACGGCGATAGCCCGCAAGTGCGTCTGCAGGAACTCGCCATAGGCGCCGCTTTCTTTGGGCTCAAAAAACTCAACTTCCGAGCCCGGGTCAATCGGCAGCATCGCGCCCGGCACCCAGTCCACAGACGCAGCGCGCAGCGTCTCGCTGCCCTCTGGCGCGGTGACCGCGGCAGAGATGAGATTGCGGATCTTTGCCGACGCGAGCGCCGCATCGTCCATCTGGTCCGCTTCGCTGATCTTCGTCAGCGCGGGCGACAACCACGACAGCCCCCGCCGCTGGCCTGCCTCAAGCGGGTCAAAGACGTGCGCCACGTCGCGCGCCAATAGCCGGATAGGCGTTTGTTGCGGCGCGGGGAACTGTTGCCAGTCGCTCGTACGCCGCGGCAGCACGTGATACGCGACCGGCGCTCCCCAGTCGTCATGTTCGATGCCGTCTGGCGCGCCGACCGGCGCCAGGTCGCGCGTTACCTGGTCCGCGTGCAGCACCTGCAGCCTGGGGAATCCATCGGCGCCCGTGGTGAAGCGCACGAAAGCTTCGCCGTCAACAACCATCTGCCGCGCGACAAGCGCTTGCAGCCCGTAAAAGTCACAATTCCCCGTAACGTCGCACTCGTCAATCCACAGCGCCCAGCGCTGGTGCAGCCGCTCGCGAAGTGACTTCTGCGTGTGCGTTGACCGCGGCTTGATCCCCGGCCCGACGATATTGACGACGAGGCCATGAACGGCGCCCGCCGCATAGCAATTGTTTTGCACGTAGAATTGCGCGCGACGCGCGATAAGCGCACCAGACGCGCGAATATCGGCCTGTAGATTGGTGACCTCCGCGCCGGTTTGCCAGCGCCGCCCGCGGCCCCCGGCCTCAAGCGCAAGCGCCTGCTTCCCGACCTCTGCGGCCGGTCGTGCGAAAACACGGCGGAACCACTCGCGCATGCGTCACATACTAGCGCAAGTGGTCGCCTTTAGCTAGTGCGCAAGATACGCGCTCGCGCTCGGCAGCGCCCGCGGTTTTACAGTCGGCGCCACAGCGACCCGCGCCTCGCGCTCCTGCCACTGTGTCTCGCTCCATCGGTCCATGCCGAGCACCCATGTTGCGGCGCGGGCATAGACCCGGCAATCGAGCGCCTCGTTGCGCTCGCGCTTGGCCCGCCACTCGGTGCGCATGTAACCGCGCCGGTCGCGCCAGCGCACGAGCTGTTCGGCCACGAGCTGGCGGCACCACTCAACGTCAACATCGTGCGGGATGAAAACCGAGCCGTCCGGCGGCACACCGGCCCCGCGTTCGAGCCACAGCCAGCGGTACAACTCGGTCTTGAGGATCGGCGTATTGACCCCGTAGACGCGGACGCCCCGCAGCGTGCGCTTCCGATCGCGGTAGCCGTCAATCGCCGATGGCACAGACACCGGAGCGGATCCTGCCTTGGCCCCGGCCGCGCCTTTGACCACCAGCACGCGCACCCCGGCCTTCCGCGCCCACTTGTACACAGCTGCCGTCTCGTGCCCGCTGTCAACCGCGAGGCGCTCAATCCGGATAGGTGCCCCGCGCTCATGCAGCCAGTCCCGCGCCAGCAAGGCATTGACCGGCTCCCACGCATCGGCCGTGCTTGGGTCGCCGGTGATGATGAGATGATCAACCAGCCAGCTGGTAAGCCCCCGTCCCCAGCCCCAGACACTGACCTCGATGCGATCCTTCTGCACGTCGGCCCCAGCCGTCAGCACCAACACCCCGGCCGGTACAGTGCCTCTGCGGTACTCCGCACGGCCGGCGTGTATCTTCTCCCAGTCCGGCCCCTCGCCCTGGTCTGTCCATGTCTCGCCGAGCTTTGTGTTGACGAACACCTGCCGCTGCTCGATCGACACAGCGGACGCTTCCCACTGCTCCGCCACCATCCGCCACGACAGCTGCCCGACCGGACTGTACAGGCTCGATAAATGAAACCCCACTACGCCAGTCACGGCAGGTGCCGTGGCCCGCCACTCGCCGCCAGCCAGCATCGAGGCCTTGTGATGATTGCGCATCACACAGCCGCACGCCTCGCACACGTAGCCCACCGTTTCCGGCCGGCCAGCCTCCCAGCGCAGCGACGGAAACTTGAGCACCTGCTTGTGCCCGCAGTGTGGACACGGCACGAAGAACCGGCGCTGATCGGTCGCCTCAAACTCGCTCTCGATCCGCGATATGCCCTTGACCGTAGGCGTAGAGACCAGGAACACCTTGCCGCGACCACTGTCGCCAAAATTCTGCGTGCGGACCACCGCCAGGTTGACCGGATCGCCCTCTTTGTCCGCCGATAGCGGATACCCGTCCACTTCATCGCAGAAGAGATACCGCACCGGCATTGACCGCAACGGCCCAGGCGCATTTGATCCGACCATGACCAGGATGCCGCCCGGGAACTCCTTCGACAGCACGGTGTTGCCGGAATCCCGCTCCCGCGACGGCGCCACCAAATCCCGCAGCTGCGGACAATCGTCAATCATCTGTTGCAGCCGCTGCCGACTAAATCGCTTGGCCATGTCCACGGTTGGCGTGACTGCCATCATTGGCCCCGGCGCGTGGCTGATCACGTAGCCAATCCAATTCAGCCCCGCCTCTGTAGCGCCGATCTGTGCACCCTTCATGAACACGACCTTGCGCACAGGGCTTGATGTGCTCAGGCAGTCCATGATCTCCCGCAGATACGGCGTGCGGCTCGTGCGCCACGGCCCCGGCTCAGGCGATGACTTAGTGCTTAGCCGCCTGTGTCCGTCCGCCCACTCCGATAGCGCGAGGCGCTGATCGGGCGCGATAATCCGCGCAATCAGCCGCGACAGGCCATCGTCAGTCATCGAGCCACCCGGCCATAACATCGGCCCGCACAGGCTCCAGCGCCTTGCGCGCCCCACGCACCACCGCTGTTTTCTTCGCGCCCACCACCGCGTGCATCCTGTCATTGCACGCGGAATAGCCCAGCATACCCTTGCCGAGCGCGCTATTCGCAGCCCACACCGCATCCTCTGCGGCGCGCACAACGTCGTATACCTCGCGCGTCGTGCAGATATCCGCCTGCTCATTACGCTGGTTGAAATTAAGATTCATGCTCCCGCGGATCGTGCACACCTTGCCCGTTCGCGCGCGCACCGTCGCTAGTTTTGCGTGCGACACAGTGGCCCGCAGGCAATCCTCGCCGAACCGCTCCTGCAGCCAGGATATCAGCGCAACACGGCGCTCCAAGCACGACCTGTCGAGGATGAACCGAAGCGACGCGCCCGCCGCATGACCAATTGTTGCAGCTTCTTCAATCGCCAACAACTCGTAGTCCGCAACCGCCCAAGTCCACACGCTGATGCTCTCGATTCCATCGCTTGCCCAACCGGCCATCATCGCGGTAAGAAAGTCGAGCTGCGACGCCTGGCCGGCAGTCAGGCAAAAAACGTGACCCTTCTCGCCGCTGATGAGTGGCGCCACGATCTCCGCGGCGAGCGCAGCCGAGCGCACGGCCGCCAGATCCCGGCGCTGCGCATATCCCGCACTCGCGACCCCGATCTTATCCAAGCCGTAATGCCGCACCAGACACCTCCCGCAGTAGATCCTCGATCATTGCCTCTAGCCGCTGGATCATCGCGTGCTCGGGCACGCCAAATTCACCGGCCAGAAGCGGCCCATTCCGCACCGGGAACGCCACGGCCGCAGCCTTGTACGCCGCGACAAATTCAGCAACCTGCCGCTCCACTAGCTCGCGCTCGATCAGCGACCCCTTCAGCTTGGCCAGCTTCAGCTTCGCCGCGCGAGCCCGCAGATTTTCGTTGATCGTCCGCGCCTCAACGTAAGTCAGGACCGGGCCATCTTCTGACGCTGGCGCAACTTGCGACGACGGAAGCGCGGGAATTACTTTCCGCACCCGCCCAGGGCTCATGTTAGCCCTCAGCTTCACGTCCGACGCTTCCGCGTCAATCGAACCGTCCGCGAAATGGACGAGCTGATCCGCGCGCGCCATAGCAGACACGCGATTTTGCGAGACGCCGATCCGCTTGCCGTATTGCGTCTGGTTCATGCCTTTTTTTCTGTATTCAGGCTTTCTCATTACTACCTACTGGAACATTAGAAAAAACTTATACAACTAGCA